TTTAAGATTTCATCTACGAGGTTCTGCATCACGGGCGCGGCGGGATTTTTAACGTCCACTACACACAGCGAATACAGCCCCTTTTTCTGTCCGTTCCAAAACCACCGTGCCCGCTTGAAACTGCTGTATTCGTCATTAAGGTTGTATCTATATAGGTCAGCCCGTGCGCAGAATGCGCCGTAAAATTCGTTAAAGTGAGGGCTGACGCCTTCCTCGCGCAGACGACCGAGCGCATAGGATGCCATTGCCTCCACATAAGCCTGATTATTCGGATTCTGAATCTTAGAACTAGCGGTAATCCATGTCTTAGAATGCCAGGGGAGGCCTGTATGCCGAGGAAGGCTGTAAGATCCTTTCATCCAACGCACGGGATCCAAAAGGTGTGTCACTTTCAAAAAAGCGGCTTTCCAGCCTACGGAACCATCTGCAGAGACGACTTTCACACGGCAAGGGCCAGATGTCCCAGAAATATCAACTGCGGCGATTTGCCATGCATTATCAAACCATACATTTGTGGAATCATGTTTACTCAGACGATAGATGCTAGAAAGGGTGGGAAAAAAGGTCTGGAGGTCTGAAAACCCATGGACGCGTTTGAGATCATCTGCCATGGGCGCAATCCGGAAACGAGGGGCTGGTAGTTTTGAACCCCGGAGAAATCCATCCATTCTTTCCGGTATAAAGAGCTTTCTGCCGGTCTTAAAACGCGGCTGCTGCGGGCCCGCCCCCTCTGAAAAAAGTTGTTGCCTATTCAGACAAGTATGGCAAGTGCGGCTGTGAATATCTCCATGAAAAAGTTCGATATGCGCAAGATTCCTCAGGATGCGGTGGTGGTTTTTATAGGGCGTCGCCGCACGGGTAAATCCACCCTCGTGCGCGACCTCCTTTTTCAGCACCAGGACATGCCTCTCGGCACGGTGATCAGCGGCACGGAAGAATCCAACTCCTTCTACGGAAAAATGATTCCCCCCCTCTTCATTCACAGCGAATACAATCCCGTGATTCTGGCCAACTTCGTGAAGCGACAGAAGATGATTATCGCGCGCATGCAGCGTGAACTGGCCGGCGGCGTAAAATCCCGACTCGATCCCCGCTCTTTTATGATTCTTGATGACTGCATGTATGATGACAGCTGGACGCGCGATAAGAACATTCTCTATCTCTTCTTGAACGGTCGTCACTTGAAGGTGTTCTTCCTCATCACGATGCAGTATCCCCTCGGTATCCAGCCAGCCCTGCGCACGAACGTCGATTACACTTTCATCCTGCGCGAGCCCTTCGCGAGCAATCGCAAACGCATCTACGAGAACTACGCCTCCGCCTTTCCCTCTTTTGAGTTTTTCTGCCAGATCATGGACCAGTGCACGCAAAACTACGAATGCATTGTGATTGATAACACAAGCCAGTCGGGAAAACTGGAGGACTGCGTGTTCTGGTATAGGGCCGAGATCCACCCCGACTTCCGCATTGGAGCGCCCGAATTCTGGCAGCACTCAGCCAACTACTACCGCGATAAAGAGGAAGAGGAGGCGAATCAATACGATCCCAACGGGGCGAGGAAACTTAAGGGCCCGTCTATTAACGTCCAAAAGAAGAGCAATTAAGAGAAGAGATGAGCGTCGATCTTACTGCGATTCTCGTTATCGCTGTCCTAGCCCTAGGCCTCCTTATTGCAGACCGTTATATTCGGATTAACCGAGTGCTCGAGCTTGAGGGCTTCCTCTCTGGCGGCGGTCAGCCTCAGCGATGCGGCGTGGATCTTGCGCCTTGCCCGCATCCTCAGAAGTGCATGAACTCCTTTTGCGCCGGCACCGATACTCCACAACTGCGTGACAGGAATCCTCTCCCGGTGGTGCCCTAAACAGAAGAATAGCGCAGCCCAAACTAGAAAGATGAAAGCGCGTGGTGGTTATGGACTTGTTGGACTTTTCGCCGTGCTGATTGCTGCCCTCGCGTTCCTGCCCATGATTCGCCGCACCTTTGCGCGTTCCTTTCCCGAAGGATTCCGCAACGTGGACTGCAAAGGGATAAACTGCGCGGAGGGCGAGTTCTGCCAGGACAATGTCTGCCAGCCTGTGTATCCCCGTATCACGAATGACTATTTCCCCGATAAGTAAACTAGCATAATTTGTGATTTCCAAAATCGACTGTCATGCTATTTATTCTTCCTTTTTGGCCTCTGTGCTGACCTCGGTCGCCCGCTCCAGCTTTCGGGCAATGGCCAGATCCGCGGGCCCGCTGCCACCAAACATATCGGCAAAGGTCTGCGTCACACCGCCTGCAGCCGCCCCGGTTGCAGCTGCAGGTGCAGGCGCAGGCGCCGCGCCCTCCTCCTCTCGAGTAATCACCACGCCAGGCTCCGCCGCCTTCTTGCCATGCTTGGCAATGCGCTCCCGATTCTCGCGATGGAACTGCTCCTTCAGCTCCTCGTTCTCCTTGTATTTCTTCATCAGCGTGTTCAGCTGTTCCTCGGCATACTCCTGCTCGGCCACCTCAGTCGGCTCCGGGTCCCAAGGCAGCCACTTGCCGATCTCCCCTACAAAGATATTGTGCAGGGGATCCAGGCGCTGCAGACGCTTGGAGCGCGCCACGGCCTCGTCCTGAGAGCCATACACACCACGCACCTTCAGACCGCGCACAGTGGTGCGGAACTCATTTTTCACGTAGAAGTCGTCCTCCAGCTTGGCCTTGTTCGCAAAAATGAAATCATCGTAGGCCTCGCGCAGCTTGGACTCGCGCAGCTCGCGCTCGTTCTTCTTCACAAATCCGTGGAACTCGTCCATCAGAGTGTCGAGACGCAGCTTGGAGCTACGGCAAATATCGGCGCAGCCGCTCATATCCCTTTCCAGAAAGGCATCGGCCTCCTTGTCCAGCTTGGAGTTAATATCTCCCACCGTCTTCACCAGAAAAGCCTCCAGGTTCTTCGTCCGGCTCATAAACTCGTAGGAATCCAGGAAGCGCTGGAACATGAAAATATTCTTGTTCGCCAGAACCTTCTCCGGGCTCAGAAAGCTCAAAAGGCAGAAGCGCTGCCCAGCAATGGGCGCATCCTCCTCCAGGAAATCCTCGCGCTCAGGGGTGGCTGCAGACTTGGGCATCTTCTACGGTTGGGTCACAACCCCTTTTTAGGTGGAAATACGCAGCCTTACCGGCAGCCAGCGGAGGCTGAAAAATCTCCGGAAAAGATATAGAGCAAATGGACGCTACTTCCGAAATCATCAACCGCGCCATCAAGTATCTGGTCGAGGGTCTGTTCGTGGCCGTGGCTGCCATCTTCGTGCCCCGTCACCGCCTGCCCTGGGACGAGATCGTCACCCTGGGTGTGGTGGCCGCGGCCGTGTTCGCCATCCTGGACGTGGTGTCCCCCAGCATCGGAGCCACCGCACGCCAGGGCGCTGGGTTTGGTATTGGTGCCAATCTGGTCGGCTTCCCTGGCGCCCGTTTGTAAACATGACACAAATATGTCATGGAGGGTGGAAATACCCGAATGTTATATGTGAGCAGGCACCACATATCTTAATCTTATTACTCGCCTTTTTAGTATGTATTATAAATGTATACTAAAAATGATTACTGGACTTATTTGCTAAGCACACGATGATGTCTCGGTTGGAACAGCCGCGGCAGCTAAATAGGCTTGATGCTTCTTGCTTGCTGCATGGCGATCCTTATGGCGTTCTACGTAGGTTCCACCGCAGGGGCATTGATGCTGGGCATACATCTTTTCGCGGTTAGCCTCGCGATAGTTTCTAGAGTATTCAATGCACTTTTCTCTATTTTCAGCTTGATACTGCTTAAATTTTTTACGAATCTCATCTTTATTTGCTTGATAATATTCCTTGCCCCTTTTTGAAATTGCTTCCTTATTTTCCTTTGCATACCTCCGCTGGGTCTCTTTTACTTTCTCTTGATTCTCTGCGGTCCACGCAGCTTTGGAAGCCGCGATTTTATCTTTATTTGCCTCACTATACTTTTTACAACTTTCTAAGATCGCCTCCTTGTTTATCTCATAATACTTCTTACGGCTTATCTTTACCTGCTCCTGATGTTCTTCACTATATTTTTTACTGTATGTCCTTCGCTTTTCAGCATTCTTAATCCGATAGGCTGCGTGGTAGGCGTTTGCTGCATCAATATTTGTTCTGTAATACTCCTTACTGCGTTCTTTAATTTCTTCTTTGTGTGCTAAATAATAATCCTTTACCAGCTCCTTTCGCTCGTCTGGAGTTAGAATGTTCTTTTTATAGTTAAGGCAATATTCATCATTTATAGCATCACGAATATACTGATCCTCTTTAGCAAGAAGATCCTTTTTGTCATTGCATGGATACTCTTCAACAGTTTGAACAAGCACATTATCCCAACCAATCGTATTAATATGCGTATATAGCTGTCTAGTAGGATACTTTTTTGAGTCCTGTTTATGATTATTCAAACGGTATCTGATATTATTTATAGTAGAACCAATATAATAATAGTTATCAATACACTGTAACACATATACCTGTGCATTTGGGTATTTAAACTCGAGCTTCAAAGGGGGCGACTCCATTTTTATTGATTGTGCTTTTTTATTACCGGTGCAATTTTACGAAGTGGGGGGTGATACACCCGTTTACCCGGGGGACATACAACGATAATCAGACAGACCTGATAAACTGCCAGCTCAAGTCCTGACATATCTTCTCCCAGATCTTGTCCTGCACATAGAGCTTGTCGCGATTCTTCAATAGCGGAAAGGACGGCAAATACTCGTCCAGTTCCAGCAGCTCGCAGAACTTGTAGAGCACATAGGAATATGACAGGAAGTTGCTGCGCTCCTTCGGGCAATGCTTCTGAAAAGCCGGCTGGATCTCCTTGAACATGTAGCGCAGCTTCTCCTCGATCTCGCGGCTCATCACGGGTGCATGCTGCCCATTCAGCCTATTGATGATATGCGGCACGTGTTCATAATACTTGTTGTATTTCAGCTTCTTCAGAATCTCGCGCATTTTTGCCCTTGAAAGGGTGCGGTAATCGTTGATCCGCTCCTTTTTGAGTTCCTGAATAATGGCATTATACACCTCCTGCGGAATCTCGGTGGATTCCTTGGCCTGGAACTGGGCCAGCCATTCGTTAAAGTGGTTAATGCGCTTATATGCATAGTAGCTCACCTCTCGAGGAGGATCCTTATAGCTCGGCTTATCGGAATCGACGAGCACAAACTCCTGATGACCGCAGTTCGTGCATGTGAAGTTGGCCTCATTCGCAGAAAAAATCATTTCCATGTCGCAGCAGGGGCACTGACCGAACGGATCGTATTCGAGTTCATTGGTGCCGCGGGCGTGTTCAGGATGCACTTTTAAGAGGTATTGTTCCAGGAGTTTATCGCGACGCAAGGCTTCTCCAGCGGGTATCAGAACAGGCGGGTGGAGGGGAAGGGATGTAGAGGACTCTAGCCCTGGAGTTGAGGGAGCCGCGGCATCCTCCCCCTGGGTGGCGGCAGCATTGGAAAGGGCAGCGAGGACCGACCCTGGCTTTCCCACAGCCCTCTTTGTAGACGGCTCAACCCCCTTCTGAATCTTGTCCTGGATATCGTAATAG